GATGAGATTCATCAGCACGGTCGCCCAGTGGGCATGGAAATAGAAGTTGAACATGAAACGGAATGGCACCGTGGCATAAGCCAGGATGATCAGATAAGCCAGCCATGACGCCCACCAGTTGTGTCGCTCGCCGGGCTTACGAAACATCATCAGGCGCAAAACGATAGCGGTACTGGTCACCACGTTGGTCAGTACCAGCGGATCACTTGTTACCATTTGTCCCTCCCCGCCACCTTTGCAGCAGCGACAGGGGATCCTGCTCGCTAAAGAAGGTAAGCGTCTTAATCGCCACCGCGGAAAGCAAAACCGCGCCGAGCGCATCAAGCGGTTTATCACTGTAATGGGTGATGCTTGCCAGCATTGAACCCACCAGCCCGGAGCCATACACGCCGGCGAAGTAAGAAACGATGAAGTAGGCCGAACGGCGGAGAATCGTCAGATCGGCAGCCGTGGCGACATAGAACACGGCACCAGCGAACGCACCGAACACAACGCCGTAATCGGTGCCGGTTAACAAGCCATACAAACTGGCACCGGTTAAAGCGCTTGCCGCCGCTGCGGAACCGGAAACAGGTTCGGACATTTAGCCCCCTCGTATATGCTGTGAGTCCTCTCAGAATGAGGGGAATAAAAAAGGCTGCCCGTAGGCAGCCAAATTGCGGAACCCGATTAAACGGGCCTTTATGTTCTGTTACCTTCCGTAATCAATACTTCTGATACTTCAGCAACCGTCTGATTGAATCGCTCTGTTTCAAGTTCAACCCCGATCGCGCGACGGCCAAGTTTCACCGCTTCTTTGACCGTAGAGCCTGAGCCCATAAAGAAGTCAGCGACCAAATCACCCGGGCGACTACTGGCGTTGATAATGTCCCTGAGCATGTCCGCAGGTTTTTCACACGGATGTTTGCCAGGGTAGAACTGCACCGGCTTGTAGGTCCATACGTCCGTATACGGAACCGCCGCGGTGACAGCAAAGGGACGCCGTAGCGATTTGTATTCTTCCAGTAGCTCGCAGTATTTACGGTTAAGCGAATGGTACGTGACCACCAGCTGATGGTGTGGCTGAACCAGCTCGCTCCGCTGTTGCTGCGCTGCCGCTATGCGCGTGAACAGCGCCTGCAACTTCTGGTAATCAGCTTCGCCCGGCAGTTGCCACTGGCTCGCACCGAACCAGTGCGAAACCATATTCTTCTTGCTGGTGGCGTCTGCAATTTCCTTTGCCGTCACGCCAAGTGATTCGCGGGCGCTCCGGAAATACTCAATCAGGGGAGCCATCAGGCTTTGCTTTAGCTCAGTCCCTTTCTGCTCATATCCATCATCTTTAGGCCGGTACGGCCCAAGATAATGTTCGGCGAAAAGAACCCGCTCGGTCGCCGGGAAGTAAGCCCGCAGGCTCTCTTTATTGCAGCCGTTCCACCTTCCGGACGGCTTTGCCCAGATGATGTGATTCAGCACACTGAACCGGCGGCACATCATCAGTTCGATATCTGCCGCAAGCCTGTGGCTGCAAAACAGATAGATGCTGCCGGATGGTTTGAGGACTCGCCAGAACTGCGCCAGGCAGCCATCGAGCCACTTTAAATAATCCTCGTCGCCTTTCCACTGATTGTCCCAGCCATTCGGCTTTACCTTGAAGTAAGGTGGATCGGTAACAATCAGGTCAATTGAGTTATCAGGAAGGGTTGCGATGTAATGCAGGCAGTCAGCGTTGATTAAATCAACACTGTTTAAATTTACAGTATTTTTCATGGATCAGTCAGCGGGACTCTGATAGGCTCACTATGCTTTTGCGCTAAAGCAGTGGGCCCTGGTTCGCTTGTGACCTCAAACATGAGCGAATGGCTGGCCGGGTGCTACAACACCCACCAGCCGCCCATTTCCACAAAAAGGAAACCCCGCCGAAGCGAGGTCATAAAATCGTTTTAAGTTCGTGTCCAAGTGACCACTCTTAACAGCTTACGGAAGTTTTTGCGTACGCGTTAGTTATTTTGTATTGTCATAAGAACTATCTTAAAAAACAGATAAAGAAAGAATATCTATACAAGGAGTTTTCAGATGTTTAAATGCCCTGAATGCGACTACGAGCACAAAAATGTTGTTGAAAAATGTGAAAACTGCGGCTACGAAATTGAAATAGAAAAGATTCTCACTTATGAATTTGCTCCAGTTTCGGCCTTAACTGCCCAGCTAGAAAAAAATGAAAATCGAAAGCTTGAATCAAAAGTTGGTCGGTTATGGAATTTAAACAATGAAGTTTCAAACTCATTCATTACAAAGTTAGAATCCAAATTCAGGAACAAAAATAAATTTCATAACTTCCTTACTAAGGACGACCTACCAACATCCATACCAACAATACTGAGAAAATATATAGATAAAAAAATAAATTTTAAAAAACTTGTTGAAGCAGTCTTACAAAAAATAAAATATGAAGTCGGCAGTGACGGGAGAAAACTATCAGGAGTTACCGAAAACAATATAATTTTTATTCACTATAAAACCACCCACGATGAGGATGATTTAGGAAGACTTCTAATTGTAATGGTTGACAAAAAAGGTGGATTTGATTTTGAAAAAGTAGTACTTACGCCTAAACAGCTATCTCCTATCGATACAGATGCATTACGCCAAGCAGCATTATTCGACTTAACGTTATTTGAATTAAGCTATCCTAAAAATGATAGTGAATCTTATGTAAGATTCATTCAAGGTAAGTCAAAAAGCGATTTTTTCAAAGATGCGTTAGGATGTAAAAAGGATGTAGATAACGCACGAAGTATTAATGAATTATTCAACGCTTTTTACAAATTTTCAGAGGCCAATTCAATCTCCATACCACTTAGGGATAAAATCGAAGAAGATATCAGAGAGTATCTTGATAGCAAATCCAGAGATAAAAATGACAAGTCAGTAACACTGCGAACCATTCAAAAAAGAATTGATAAACACTTGCCAGATGAGCATAAATCAAAAGGGCAGTTTTTGACTTTTGTAAATACAAACGAATATAAAATTGATGACATATTCGAACCTACAAATTTCTCTGCTGAAAACGCTACATCTTATAAATTTTCCGATCAAAATAAAAACTTTATATGCAAAGTAAGAAAAACGGCTATTGGTAGCCAAAATTCGACAAAACCTGTTAAACTTGATATAGAAAACAGGTGTCTAATCTTTCCATTAAATGATACCGATTTTACAGAATTAAAAGGTTTGGTCGAGGAATAAAATTATGGATAAAGAATCGCCATTTAACATTCTGGTGGACTTATTAAAAACTAGTAAGCTATCAGATGAGGATGGCTATTTACGCGCTGAATTGTCTCAAAACCGCAATGTTACTGATGTTGAGATATATTCAGCATTAGAAAAATGTGGCCATAAAAAAACCACTAACTGCATAATCGATAACGTTTTATATGTTAACAGGTCCTCACATACATGGAAAGATGGGTATTGCCCTATTTTTATGGATACCGTTCAGTTTTGGAAGCAAATACAATCCGCTGAAAACTTACCCAACATGTATTTTATTGTTAAGGAGGCCATTTCATCAGTTGATAATGAAGCAGCCTCAGTAATATGGGCATATAATTCATTTTTCATATGGAAACGACTTCTAACACGTATCGCTGATCATTTTCAATCAAATAAAGCCATTGTTTTCATAACAAGTGAAAACTCCGTGACAAAACTAGATATTCCATTAATTGTAAACAACTCAGACTTACAACAACTGGAGCAGCCTAAAAGATGTCATGACGAAATTTTAAAACTTTATTCATTGATTGAAATAAACGACCCTCACAGCAAAGAAAGAGTCGCAGTGTTACGAACAGCTCTGTCTGAGGTAACATCTAGCTCCGACGGAACTGAAAAGTTACTCTTCGAATTGATACAGCGAAGCCCTTTGCCACTTCGTAAATATGATGAACTTTATGATATTTACACTAGAAGATTCTCTGTAAACAAATTACTTAACGAGTTGGACGAAAAAAGCTTAGAGTTCACGAGCAAAATAAACGAATATATTTCATCCAGTCAGAACAAGGCACTAACGATCCCTGGCGCCTTAATTGCCATTGGAGCACTTGTTAAATCAGGTGGAATTCTAGAATCAGCGATAATTTTTTTAGGCTTATGGATAATAATGTCCGTAACTAAAACAGCCAATGATATTTATCGAGAATCTTTTGATTCATTAGATAGTAGACTAAATACAGCATTCAAAAAATATCTCAAATTCGATGAAGGAAAAGAGGTAAGAGACAATGCGACTCAAATTGAGGCTGAATTAAGAAGTCAGATCAAAAATGCAAAAGCCAGATTAAGTAACATTGATAAATGGGCTTTATTTATGCTGGTAGGTGGTGCCATTTTTCTAATAATCTCTATTTATAATAACATCAATATCAGTCTTCCCTTTGATTTTCAAAAACAACTGAAGCACTACGTTGGATTTATCTATCAATTAGCCAGCATTAAATATGCTGGCTAATAAATCAATTAATAGCGCAAATCACGCCTTCTATAAATCCTAAAGCTTTTTCTAATTCTTTTCTAATCGTGCCGTCCGAGCATTTTCGTTTTTTAGCAATGGAGCGCAACGATATCCCAACGATAAAGTGAGCAATAATCAACTCGTATTCTTCAGGTTTAAATTTACGCAGTCGGGCTACACAACCATCAATCATGATCCCTTCATCATCGTCACATTGAAGGCGGAACTTTTTTCCATGTGGCAAAAGCCCTTTAAAACCTGCTGCTATTGGTTGCCAATCGACGCCACTGTTATCTGATGCTGCCCAAGCACCCCACATATCCATTAACCCCTTGATTCTGTGGTTTTGCTTAAGCAGCTGATGGCTTACCTTTAACCGGAGAGTCTTCAGAAACTTGAAAACGGTTCGGGTACAAGATGTGCAGCTCACTGATTTCGCCTTTAAAAAAAAGCGCGAGGCGTTCAGCCAGCTCAACAGATGGGACCTGTTCACATCTTTCAATGCGACTCAAAGTAGCGGGGTCGACTTGTACGCCAGTTGCAACATGCAAAAGAGTCATACCATGCGACTTACGCAATTTTCTTAACGGTGATTGCATAATCCCTCCTTAATTTGCGTATTACGCATGTTATTGTATGAAAGCAAATTGCGCAAGTTGCTTTGCATGAGACGCAAAAACAACTTGTAATGAGCGCATGAATATAGGAACTCGCATACGACAACTTCGCCTAGCGAAGAATATGAAAATCGCAGAGCTTGCTGAGTCTGTTGGGGTTGATGCTGCCAACATTTCCCGGCTTGAAACGGGAAAACAAAAGCAGTTCTCAGAACAAGCACTTAATAAACTTGCTCAGGCTTTGAGCGTAAGTGTTTCAGACCTATTTACCTCCTCTGAAAATCAGTCTACTGTATGTATAAACAGTAAAGGAAACACATCGATTATCAAGGATATTGATGTGTTTAGAGTCGAGGTACTTGATGTGAGTGCAAGCGCCGGATCAGGACATATCCAAGGTAGTGATGTGATAGATGTCATTCATGCTATCGAATACAGCAGCGATCAGGCTCTTTCTATGTTCGGCGGAAGGACATCTTCTGGAGTTAAAGTCATTAACGTTCGCGGGGACAGCATGGCTTCAACCATTGAACCTGGCGATCTCATATTCGTGGATGTAAACATCAATGAATTTGATGGTGATGGCATATATGTATTTGGATTTGATGGAAAAGTTTACGTAAAAAGACTGCAAATGATTCCAGACCAGCTCTTGGTAATTTCCGATAACCCTAAATACAGGGAGTGGAGTATCAATAAGGAAAATGAGCATCGTTTTTACGTTTACGGAAAAGTTTTAATCAGCCAGTCACAGTCCTTCAAGCGCCACGGTTAAGCCTTCACATTAGAACGAGCCTCATTACGAGGCTCTTTTTTCATTCCCAAGTTTGCGAATTACGCATTTTACACTTGCGTTAAACGCAATTTATGTTTATCTTCATTTTGTCGACGTATGGCACATGCGCCGTTAGCGGTCCGGTGGGTTCCCTTGACAGTATCCCTAACCCAAGCGGGTAGCCGGAATGTGCAAGCCAGACCCGTACTTCGGCCTGAGCGATGAACCATCGTGGCGATTCGGTGTGACCACCGGGAAGAGTCCGGCAAAACGCAGCGGCTAAAAGTGTGCTCTCGGATAGCTAAGGATTTCGATAACGGTGTGGCGGGCCTGCTCGACGCTCTCAGTGTAACCGGGGATTTCGACGGGAGCCTCCTTGATGAAATCCACAGCATCATCGGTGCTGATGGTGCCGTCGGAAATAAGAGCCGAGATCAGCGCAACGGTAAATTCAGACCGTGCGACGAGGTTAACAACATTTTTCTCAGCTACTGCCTGCGCCTCTTTCAGGCGGGCAATTTCAATAGTAAGTTGATTGATTTGTTGCTGCAGCGCCTTGTCCATGTTCGAAGCCTATCTGGTTGTGTGAGAACACCAGGATACCACCGAGCCTGATGTGGTGAAAAGACAGGCACACAACATGAAAGCGCACTACTTCTCTTATCAGTTATGGGTGGCAGGTGTGATTAAGCGGGAGTGCGCTTCCAGTTGTGATGTTCGCAAGCGCGATGCAGCGCCGGCCGACGCAAAGACCCGGAAATCGGCTGAGTAGCAGCAATTGGCTACCAATACCTAAAACAGAGCGGCGGGAAGTAAGCGGGAGTAGCGCCCCGGTGTCACAACATTACAACCATGTGAGGAAGTCGCTGCGCTGTCCTTTATGGACATCAGCACCGGAAGGCAACCGGGAACTATAAAAATGCCAACTGGTAGTTATTTGGCGGCGTCGGATCTTTCCCGTGAGGGCGCCGCAACTTTTTCGCATAACTGTAAGCGCGTTCCGGCCTCATCCCCTGAGTGTCCGGTCGTTAATGCAAACCCCTTCCGGAGCGCGCTTTCAGTTATGTGGAGATACCACAGGCGGTTGCAGCCGCCCGCTTCACTAAGCGCCCTGCACCGGGCGTTTATTTAAGTGAACTGTCATCAATTATCGCCACCCGGCGAGGGATTCGTGCATCCAAAAATCGCGCGTTGCAGCGCGCAAAGGAGATACAACGCAATGAGACAAGAACTGGCATCAATGACCATTATCGAGCTGGTGAGGACCGCCAACAGCTACGCCACCAGCATTAAGCAGACCGGAGTTTATTCGGATCTGATTAAAGAACTGTCTTCTCGCCTTGAGGCGTTGAACCTCGCATACATTGCCCAAGTTCGCGCACAGTCAGCAACATCAGCCGAAGCGAGGGAGACACGAGCATCACCGGCCATCATGCCGCTGCCAGTGGAGCGTGACCAATACGGCTACTGGACTCACCCTGCATACAACGATTTCTGCGATGGTCGCGAACATATTCCGACCACTGAATTTAACGCATGGATGAAAGCTAACGGGCTGGAATGGACTGTCGTTTATCGCGACGAGGAAGAGATTGATTCGACTGTCGATGGTTACGACATTTCGAAGTGGCAACCAGAAGCGCCTTCTGGTGAGGGCTGGTTTGTTGGTTCCATTCACGATACGGAAGATGGCGCTGTTTGCATCTGGCTTCGCAATAAATCCGCACCATCGCCTGAAGCTGCTGCTATCGCCCGTCAGTTTGAGCAGATGAAGGAGATGCATGATGGTGGCTGAAATCATCGATCAGGCCAACGAACTGGTAGAGCAGAACATCAGCCAGGCCATTCAGCGCATGCGTATCGACCGAAACGCTATATCAGCGGAGCAATGTAGCGAGTGCGGGGAAGATATCCCTACACAACGCCGTGCTGCTGTTCCCGGCTGCCAGACATGCGCAGAGTGTCAGGGAATTATCGAATTAAAGCGCAGGCAAAGGGGGATGTGATGCCCAGCAAACTAAAACTGCGGCGACAACGTAGGCTGCGTGAAGATGTCGCATGGTGGCGCGCTGAGGCAATAGACTGCAAAGCGCGGCTGCTGGAACTGGCAAAACTACTAGAGGAAGCCAAGCGCCAGCGAGTTCCGATGCCGGTGCTGGTTACCGCCAGGATTATTAAACAGATGGCTCCGGCCACCAGCGAGCCTGAAATTTGTTTGAAATGTAACGACGGTGCCAGGCTTGGCTGCTCGTCATGTGCGTACAGATTGAAATAGCCGGTTGCAGCCGGTATGGAGATACCTGGATGAATGAAAAATCTTACGTTGTCCCCAATGAATGGGTGACTGAGCAAAAGCTCACTGAAATTACTGGCCTGCGCCACGGCACAATAGAGGTGGCACGTAAGAAGTCATGGCTTCTTGGTCGTGAATACCTGCATGTCGCTCCTGATGGAGATCCGAAGCCGAACAGTGAATGTATGTATAACCGCAAGGCTATTGATCAGTGGATTGAAAGCCTCAAAAAGAAACAGCCTGGTGCACGGATATTACAATCCGTTTATTCTTGTCAGGCTCTTGGGCGTCAGGAGGGTGAATGAATAAAACATACCCAACAGGCGTTGAAAACCATGGCGGTTCACTACGCATATGGTTCATCTACGAAGGGAGGAGGGTCAGAGAGAATCTCGGTGTTACCGATACACCAAAGAACAGAAAGATGGCGGGAGAATTGCGGTCGGCAGTTTGCTTTGAAATAAAAACAGGGAGATTTAATTACGCAGCACATTTTCCAAACTCCCCTAACCTTTCAAAGTTTGGCGTTGCAGATCGGCACATAACGCAGATAACAGTGCAGGAAATTGCAGAGCGCTGGCTTGAGTTGAAGAAGGTCGAAATCTGCGCGAATGCACACGGAAGGTATCGGTCAGTGGTGAGAAATATGCTTCCGCGCCTTGGTAAATGCAGGTTGATATCGTCCTTTACGAAGGAGGATATGCTGAACCTCCGGCGCGAACTGCTGACGGGTTATCAGATACTGAAGAAAGGGCATACTAAGCCAGTGAAAGGCCGATCTGTCCCTACGGTCAATTACTATATGGGCGTCGTAAATGGCCTGTTTCAGTTTGCAATTGATGGTGGATATATAAAGGAAAGCCCGTTCAATGGAATGTTGCCACTTAAAAAATCACGTTCTGCGCCTGATCCACTTAGTCGTGATGAATTCGACAGGCTTATTGATGCGCTACGGCATCAGCAGGTCAAAAACATGTGGTCACTGGCCATTTATACGGGGCTGCGACACGGAGAACTGGTGTCTCTTGCCTGGGAGGATATAGACCTCGTTCAGGGGGTTATTACCGTTTCAAGAAATCACACTCTGGCAAACGAGTTTACATTCCCAAAAACTGAAGCTGGTACAGATCGGAAGGTTTTTCTTGTTGATGCCGCCATAGAGATTTTGCGAAATCAGGCTGAAATGACAAGGCTGGGTAAGCAGTACGAAGTTGATGTTATGACGAGAGAGTTTGGAAGGTCGGTCAAGCATAAATGCACGTTTGTGTTCAACCCAAAAATCAGTTCGATAAACGGCAAGTGTGGTCATCACTATTCCGTAAGTTCGATAAATCAGATCTGGGGGGATGCACTAAAAAAAGCGGGACTACGGCACAGGAATGCATACCAGTCCCGACACACTTATGCATGCTGGTCTTTATCTGCCGGAGCTAACCCTAACTTCATAGCCAACCAGATGGGACATGCCGACGCCCAGATGGTTTACAAAGTTTATGGGAAATGGATGGCCGACAACAATCTGGATCAGATCGCAATTCTGAACCAGAAATTGTCAGCGTTTGCCCCACCCATGCCCCAGGCAGTAGGATCCAATCTGTAA